ACAGATATGATTTAGTTACCCTAGATTTTTTCTTGGGAGGTTTGGTTTGCTTCTTAGGTTTCACCTCAACCACATAAGTTTTAATGCTACCATTACTTTCTCTCACCTTCATTAGAAAGTCTGGGTAGTATCTATGAGGTCTTTTATCTACAGGAGATAGGTATGGAATACTTATCTCTTCAGAAGCCCATGCTACAATATTCTCAGTCAGGTCACAGTATCTACAGAACTTACGCTCCCAACTACTACGACATATTATATTATTTGGATTGCCTTGATATTTTCGTGGGTGCTTTGGTTTGTACCTACTCTTAATACTCTCAGCCATCTCTTATACATAATATATAATCTAAAATATTTATAGATGGCAGGTATCAAGCCAGAAAAGTTAACAGTATCTAAGATAAAGTCGAACCTACTTAATGTAGCATTATCTTCTTTATATAGAGTAACTATACCTGTTCCTAGTGCAGTAAGAAGTACTTTAAATTTTTCTGCTGCTGATTATGAAAATATTAATTTGCTTTGTTGTGAAGCAACCCTTCCAGGTTCTAGTTTAACAACTCATGAAGTCAATAATGATTATCATGGTGTCACTGAGAAGATGGCCTATAGAAGAATGTATGATGAGACAGTTGGGTTGACTTTTTATGTGGATAGAAATTATAAGGTCATTGAATTGTTAGAAGGATGGATGGATTATATTACAGGCATTGATAATAAAAGAGATTATAAAAATCCTTACATTGGATATAGGATGGCTTATCCTAACACATATAAGCAGGATATTTTCTTAACTAAGTTTGAAAGAGATCAATTTGTTAGGGATTTTAGTAGTACAGGAAGTGTTGGTTCTACAAGTCTTAGATCTGTTTTAGAGTATACTTTTGTTAATGCATTTCCTATATCTTTAACTGCTATTCCTGTTTCATATGAGGAAGGTTCTGTTTTAAAATGTAGTGCATCATTTAATTTTATTAGATATGTTCAAGAGAAAAGAGCAGATACTGTTTCTGTTGGAGAGATAAGTGATAGACTACCTCCAATAAATAGAGATCCTACTTTAGGTATGAATGATCTATTACGTACCATTGGAACAAGAAGTGCGACTACCTAATAAATAAACTTACTGAATTGAAAAATTATGCCATTACCTACCATTGTTACTCCAAGTTATGAACTTGAGTTGCCATCTACAGGAAAGAAAGTTAAATACAGACCCTTTCTAGTTAAAGAAGAAAAATTATTAGTACTAGCATTAGAGACTGAGAATACAAAAGATATTTCTACAGCAATTAAAACTGTATTGAAAAATTGTATTCAGTCTAGAGGAGTTAAGGTAGATAATCTTCCTACTTTTGATATTGAATATCTATTTCTTAACATCAGAGGAAAGTCTGTTGGAGAGGAGGTTGAGGTTAATTTAATTGCTCCTGATGATGAAGTGACTCAAGTTCCTGTGACTATTAATATTGATGATATACAAGTTAAAAAAAGTGAAGAACATAATAATAAGATTAAGTTGGATGAGAATTTAATGATGGAGATGAAGTATCCTTCATTAGATCAATTTATTAAAAGTAATTTTGATTTTGGTGAGGAAGTTAGTATGGATCAATCATTTGATTTGATTGGTTCTTGTATTGATAAAATTTATAATGAAGAAGAGGTCTGGAGTGCTGCTGATTGTACTAAGAAAGAAGTGAAAGATTTCTTAGAACAGATGAATAGTATGCAGTTCAAGGAGATTGAAAAGTTCTTTGAGACAATGCCTAAGTTATCTCACAGTGTTACCTTTACCAATCCTAAGACCAAGGTTGAAAGTACTGTGGTATTGGAAGGGTTATCGTCTTTTTTCGCTTAGGTATGGTGCATATGGATCTAGAAAGTTATTATAAAATTAATTTCGCTCTACTCCAGTACCATAAATATTCATTAACAGAAGTTGAAAACTTAATCCCTTGGGAGAGAGACATCTACATTGGTATGTTGAAACAACATCTTGAGGATGAAAAACTCAAGCAACAGCAGTCTAATGCCTAGTAAAAAACCTAGTATGATAGATGCTCTGAGGGCAAAGCATGATCCTCATTATCAACTAGCGAGCAAAGTTGAAGGTCTTGGAAAAGATTTACCTATTCAAGTTGCTCAATTACATAAGACATTAAGTAAGTCCTTTGCAATGCAAAGGAAAACTTTGGTGCGAGTTCTTGGTCTTGAGAAAAGAGTTACTGATAATGAGACTAGGATTAGTAATTTAGCAGATGTAGCAATAAAGATAGGTCAACAACAAGCAGAAAAAGGAGAAGCAGCATCTGCAGCAGTAGAAGAAGTAGATGCTCCTGAAGCAGTAGATGAAATGCCTGAGGGACTTGATGATTTAATAGATGAGGTAAGAGGTGAGAAAGAAGTAGGTGGTACAAAAACAAAAGCAAAACCAAAGGCTAAAGCAAAACCAAAAGCAAAACCAAAACCAAAAGCAAAACCAAAGGCTAAAGCAAAACCAAAAGTAAAACCAAAGGCTAAGAAGACAAGAGTTACTGGTAAGAGAATAAGTAAACCAAAGATAGATGCTGATAAATTTAAGAGAGGAACTTCTCAAGAAACTGTAGAAGAAAAATTAAAAAGACAGGCTAAGAATAGACAAGAGACTGCAGCAGCAGAGGAACATAAAAAAAGTGATGAGTTTACAGAAACTACTACTGGAACTGATCCAAAAACTGGAGAACCTTTAAGTCCTGAAGAAAGAAAGAAAAGATTTAAAGCAGCTAAATTCATTCCTAAAACTGGGTTTGATTCTAAAGATATCAAACCAGAAACTGAAGCAGAGATTGGTGATGATAGTAAGAAAGATAAGATTGTTACTTTTTTGAACGCAGATGTTAAAGATAACCTAGATGATGTTAGGGATGATTTAAAACAAATTGAAGGTTTATTAAAGGATCAGAATAAGTCTGCTGATGATCAGTATGAAGAGATGAGGCAGGGAATTCTTACTGCTAAAAAGAAGAAGAGGGAGGAAAAATTAGAAGATAAAGATAAGAAACCAGGCAGTGGATTAAAAGATAAGATGTTAGATATGGTAACTAAACCTGCTGGAGGTTTCTTTAATAAATTAATAAAATTTGTGACCATGACTTTCTTAGGTGTGATTGTCAATAGGTTATTAAGTATTCTTAAAGATCCTGCTCAGTTATTAGATCCTATTAAACAATTCTTTAATGTTTTTATTGGAATGTTTAATGCAGTAATGAAAGGGTTGTGGATGATTACTGGTGCTCCTATTAATTTTGTTATTAGTACTATTAATAAGGGAGTTAAAGGTATTATAGATGGTATTAATAGTGTTAGTAGTTTATTATTATTGCCAAAGATTGATCCTCCTCAGATACCATTGATACCTGGTCCTCCTCAGGTTCCAATGATACCTTTGTCTAAGACTGCTCAAGCAAAGAATGAAGAAGCAAAAGGAGTTGGAATGTCTGGTGGAGGATTGGTTCCTGGTGCTGAAGGTATAGAGGGTGCTGCTGGTTCTGATGGTGCTGCTGGTTCTGATGGTGCTGCTGGTTTTGATGGTGCTGCTGGTTCTGATGGTGCTGCTGGTAAGGATGGTAAGGATGGACCATTCAGTAAGGATGTGGGTGGGGTTTCTAGTAATAGAAACCCAATTAAAAATACTGAAGGTAAAAGGGATAAAGCAAAACAAATGGGTATGAGTATGATAGGTTTGTCTGGTGGTGGTGTGGTTCCTGGATATGCAGGTGGTGGAATGGTTATGGGTTATGGAATGGGTGAGATAATGCCAGATCAATTTGTTTATAATAAGCAAGAATTTAAATCTATTCTCAAAACAAAAGGTGGTGAGGTAATAGAAGATACAAGTACTTTCACCGATATTGGTGGTGCTATTGGGATGCCTGATTTACAGGAACATCAAACCCAACTTGTAGAATCTCTTCGTCAGGTAGAAGGATATGAGAATATTAATTTCATGGATGTTATACAATATCCTGATGGCAAAGGAAAACTTGTGGGTATGCCAGAAGAAACACTTTACCCTATTCTTAATGCTAGTGATGCAGCAAAGGCGACAAGTGCAAAGAAAACAGCAGCACATCAAAAATTTTTACAAGATAATGATTTAATAGGACCTGATGGGAAAGTAAAGGGTTATAGTTATTTTGATGGAAAAATAAAAGTTGATGGAAAAACTAAAGATGCTGTTCTTTCGAAAGGTGCAGTTAGAAAATTTAGTGGTGGTGGTGTAGTTCCTTATAGTAATTCATTCATTCTTGGTACAGGACACAATGTTATTGATACTGCTCCTGAAAATATCATGGGGTATAATAAAGGAGGAAAGGTTCCTGGTTCTGGTAATGGCGATACAGTTCCTGCAATGCTAACTCCAGGTGAGTTTGTAATGAGTAAGGGTGCTGTTAATATGATTGGTGCTGATAAGTTAATGGCAATGAATAAAGCAGGTGGTGGAACTAATGTTCCTAAGATGATGAAGTTTGCTGGTGGTGGAATAGTTCCTGGTATTGATGCTCCTAATAAAAAAAGTGCAAAGGTAGTTGTGATAGGTGGAGGTGGAGGTGCTCAACCTCCAAGTCAAGTATCATCTTCAGGAGGTTCAGGTGATAATGTTCCTAGTTTCTCTTCTACTGATCCTAATAATATGGCTACACCAGCAGTTAAATCAATCTACAATGTGATAGGTTAAGAATATGGCTTGGCCCGCACTATTAAAAATGGCAGGAAGTAAAGCACTCATGCAGAGTGGAAAGAAGATTGCGACTAATATGGCTAAGGAAGCAGCTGTAGATAAAATTAAATCTAAGTTTAAGAAGAAGAAAGTAAAAGGAAAAGATATAGCAAAGAAAATGTTAGGAGGTGGGGGTGAGTCTTCTGAAAAGGGAGGAGCATTAGTTGTTAGACCTTCTAGTTCTATAGTTTCTAGTCCTGCTGGTGGTTTAATACCCACTAAAAAAGATGAAGGTGGTGGATCATTAGTTGTTAGTAATGATTCTAAAGACTTGGGGTTGACTCCCTTTATGGAGTCTGTGATTGGTGTAAAGGAGAGTGTAAAATCTATTAAAGATGCTTTAAATGATAACTCAGAAGATTCTCAGAAAAGATTAGAGAAGCAAAGATTATTAAATGCTAGGTTAAGAAAGGAAGAAAGAGAAGAAGAATTAGAAACTAAGAAACCTGGATTGGGAATAGGTAAAAAGTTATTGAAACCAGTTAAGGATGCTGGAGTTAGTTTCTTAGAAAGATTAAAAAGATTTTTTGGTAATATGCTTCTTGGTATGTTTATTAATGCTCTGATTGGAGGAGCACGTGATGTTGTAGTAGCTTTTATATTTGGATTCAAAGCCTATAGAATGGCTAAGGATGCTGTAATAAAATTTGTACTTAATTTAAAGGGAAATATAGGGAAGGGTCTTGCTAAGGCAGGAGAAGGGATATCAAAAGTTGGATCATCTGTTGGTAAGTTTCTTGGTAAAGTACGTAATGTTTTAGTTGGATGGATAAAAAATGCAGTTAAAGTTGTACAACAGGGTCTTAAAGGTGCGAAAGAAGTAGGTGGAAAAGCTCTAAAAGCTGTTGGTAAAGGTTTAAATTGGGCAAGGAAAACTAAAGTTGGTAAAGCTGTAGAGAGGGGTGTAAGAAGTTTCATTAAGAATCCATTAAAAACTTTAAACAAAGGTGCAAGAGCTGCTCAAAATTTCATTAGGAATCCTGGCAAGACTCTTCAAGCATTGCAAAAGACTCAAGTTGGTAAGACTGTTACTAATTTAATTAAGAGTCCTGGTAAGACTTTACAAGGAGGTCTGAAGGCATTTCAGAAAACTGGAGCTGGTAAATTTGCTACTAATTTAATTAAAAATCCTGGTAAGACTTTACAAGGAAGTCTGAAGGCATTTCAGAAAAGTAAAGTTGGTAAGGGTGCAGGTAATTTACTTGGAGGTATTAAGAATTGGGGTGCTAAAAAATGGAAAGGAGCAGTGGAGGGGGTAGGTAAGGCATGGAAGGGAATAAGCAAGTGGGCTGATAATATGGCTAAGAAAGCTGTGAAGTGGACTGATGATATAGTACAAGGTGGTTTAGAACAGGCTAAGAAATGGAGGAAACAGTTGGGTGATATTGCTGAGATGGTTAAGAACCCAATGAAATTGGTGGAAAAGGTGAAGGGAATGCTTAGTGGTAAGATGGATAAGATGGTGAAGAATAATAAGATGATTAAACAAGTAATGGAGTTGAAGAAAGATCCCAAGAAAATTAAGTCTCTTGTTAAACAGTTAGGTAAGAATAAAAATGTTTTAAAGACTAGAAAAGTTCTTGAGAAAGGAGCTAAGTTAAAGATTGCTGGTATTGATGCAGTTCTTGCTGCTTTGATGGGGATAATTGATTACACTGCATTTGGCGAGTCACCTATCAATGCTGCCCTAAGAGCAGCAGGTGCATTAATAGGATATACTGCTGGTTTTGCTATAGGTGCTCCTTTTGGAGGTGTTCCTGGATTTATCACAGGTATGGCTGGTAGTTTTGTGGGAGAGAAAGCTGCTGATGCTATAGCAGCAGCATTAGCTGAGACTCCTTTAGGAACAACAGAAGACCCTATCATGAAAGATGGTAGGATGTTAGTAAGAAATCCTTTCAGTGGTCAGGGAGAAGGAGAAAGGATGGATAACTTACAGGAGAAGCAAGCTAAGTTGGGCGATAATAAAGTTGAAGATGTATCACAAGACATCTCAGAGTCTGCATCATATGAAGAAGGAGCACAGGAGGAGATAGTAGTAATGGATAGTGGACAAGGAAATCAAACAGCTTCAGTATCTCAAGCTGGAAAGACAAAATTTATTCCTATAGGATTGAGTAAAGAAAGTATATTAAATAGTCAGTATGAGATGCAATCTAAAGTAGCTCTTTATAAGGTATAATAATGTCAACCAAACTATCTACAAGAACAGGAGATATAAAAAAGTTTGAAATCTTTCAAGCTAAAGATGGAGGAAAGTCCATTGATGCCCTTTCGGCAGTTGTTGATATTAAATATTATGAGGATGTATTATCTAATACAGTATCTTTAAGTGCTATTATTGCTGAGGCTGGAGAGACTGATGATAATAAAGTTGGCAATGTGGGAATTTTAGATGGTCTTCCTGTCAGAGGAGGAGAACCTGTTACACTTATTATTGAGGATCATGATGGTAATAAGTTAAGATTTTCAGGTGATAATAAGTTATATATTAATAGGGTTAGAAATGTTATACCAGGTACTCAAAAGGATGTATATGTTTTAGATCTTTCTCCTAGAGAATTGTTTGCTAACGAGCAATGTAGAGTAGTTAAAAGATATAATGGTAAGATATCAGAAAATATTAAAAAGATTTTAACAGAAGCAACTTCATCAGATGTTGGTATCAAAACTAAGAAGAAAGTTAATGTTGATGAAACTGCTCTTGAATATAATTTCATAGGTAATGATAGAAAACCTTTTTATGTTTGTACTTGGTTAGCATCTAAGTCTGTTCCAGCAACAGCAGGTAAGATAGGAGGAGCTGCAGGATATCTTTTTTATGAAACTTATGATGGATTTAATTTTAGATCTATAGATTCTTTATTCCAACAAGATGCTAAAGGTAATTATCTTTTTAGTAATACTGAAGATAATCCTTCTGAATATACTGGTAAGATAATAAAATATGATATTGATAGAGATATTGATCTTCAAAATAACTTAATAATGGGAGCTTATTCTAATAGAACTTTGTTCTTTGATTTCTATGCTATGAATTATAAGGTAAGAAATTTTAGTGTAGATTCTACTCAATCATCAGAGAGTAAAGAAGGTGGAAGTAAAGATAAGATTGTGACAGCAGGTAAGGATGGTATTGATTCTGTTGCTGATGAATTTAGATTACCAATTTCTAGATTAATGAATAGAGTTAAGGATGTGGGAACTCTTCCTCCTGGTAAAGATATTGAAGAACAATTAAAAAATTGGAAAGATAAACCAGATAAAGATACTTTCGATTCCGAACAAAGCATGGTACAATCTGTGATGAGATACAATCAAATGTTCTCAATCAAAATAAATATTATGATAGCAGGAGATTTTAGTCTTCGTGCTGGTGACTTAATTTATTGTGAGTTTCCTAAATTATCTACAGAACCTAATACTCAGGTTAATAAGAAAAGTGGGGGACTATATATGATATCAAGTCTCTGTCATAATATCACCCCAAGAGAAACTTATACTAGTTTAACTCTTGTGAGAGATAGTTTTGGAAGAAAATCTTTCAAATCTGCTAAACATGATAAAGCATCCAGAGACTATCAAAATGCTAAAGGAGACGTTCTACTTTTCTAACTATGACTACACCAACCCCAAAGCATGATCTAGATCATGAAGTTTACATTGATCCCAAGGATCATAAAGAACATATCAATCATGGTATGATTGAATATAGTGAGTCGGATTTAGAGATGCATAATGATGCATTCCATGCTCACTCAGAGGATGAAGTAGATAAGAATGATGCAAAGATTAATGACTGGCATGAAAGACATAGTGATGATCACTTAGAAGTTTATTGTGACAATCATCCAGACTCATTAGAGTGTAGAGTATATGACGACTAATGCTTGAACAAGGACTAATAAAAACTCACTTCCTTGGGAAGGATGGATTTATATGGTGGATTGGTCAAGTTGTAGACCAAACAAAATGGGCTGGCAATCTACCAGAAACTCCTACTGATACTACTGACGGTCAAAAAGGATTTGACTTTAGATATAAAGTTAGAATCATGGGGTATCATACTGCTTCCCCCAAAGATCTTAGTGATGATGATCTTCCTTGGGCATCTGTGATGCTTCCAGTTACTGCTGGAACATCAGGTGGCGCAGTACAAACACCTCAATTAAGACAAGGTAATTTCGTTTATGGTTTCTTTTTAGATGGTGAGGATGCTCAACAACCCATCATCATGGGTGTGATTGGATACAATCAATACACAGCAATTTTAAAAGATGTTCCTGAAGATGGTGGATTTGCACCCTTTAGTGGATATACAGTTGATGATACTGTTCCTAGAAATGCTTTAGGTACTACTCAAGAGGAGGGAAAGGCAGTTGCAGATGAAGTTGACGTTACTAATACTTTTTTTAGTGGGAAGACTAATAATAAAGAAGTGATGGAGTCTCTTGTCTCTTTGATTGGTAGAAAGGATGGAGCAAGTAAAGAAGCTGCTGATAATGAGAGTAGACCTAAAATAATACCTACTATTAGTAAGTGTGAACCAGCTCCTCTTGTAGGAATACAGAGAGAGATGAAGAATATGATGGCAGAAATAGAGAGGATAAAAAAGACTGCTAATGATTGGGAGACAAAAGTTTCTACTAAGGTTGATAATATAGAAGAAGAAATTGCTAAGGTAAAAGATAATGCTACTAAGGCTATTGCTGGAGATGTTAAAAGAATAACTGCTGAGATTCAAAAGAATGCTTTAAAGAAAGTTAATGATGCTTTTAGTGAGTCTTACCATGAGGTATTTCCTACTGAGTTGCCTGAACTAAAAGTAAAAGTGGAGGAAGCTAATGATGAATTAGCATGTCTGTTTAAAAATATAATGAAGAATCTTACTGGAATGGTAGGAGGATTCCTAGATCAGATAATGGATAGGTTTATTACTACACCTCCATGCGCAACTGAAAACTTTGTAGGTTCATTGTTAGGTAAGGTTAGTGGTCTTATAGACTCAGCAATCAGTTCTGTAATGGCTCCTATTAAATCTTTACTTGCTGGTATGGGTGCTGCAACATCTGCTATTGATGATGTAATGGGATTTGCTGTTGATGCTCTTTCATTCCTTTCTTGTGAAGAAGATCCAAGATGTTCTGAAGTTAAAGAGTGGAACCCTATAGGTGGAGCAGAAGCACCAGTCACTCTAGATTTATTTTCTATAGTTAATAAAGCTAAAGAGGCTGCTGGATTAGTTCAGAATGCAGTTGAAGGTGTTACTAATATTGGAGATACTCTTTCTAATATTGCTAAGAATGCTGACTTTTCTGATGCTTTGAAACCTAGTTGTAACACTGGACCAGTTAATTGTGGACCACCTACTGTTGAGTTTATAGGTGGAGGTGGCAGTGGAGCAACAGGAAATGTTATTGTGAGTGCTCTTACTACTGTGTTGGGTGTAGATATTATTACTCCTGGTGGAGGATATATAGGTGCTCCAAGACTTAAGTTTACTGATTCATGTAATAAAGGTAAAGGTGCTAGAGGTAGGGCAGTAGTTGGTTCAGTTCCTGTAACTGATACATTTACCGCTAATGTAGTTTCTGGTACTAATCAATTGACTAATGTTTCACGTAACATTCCTATTGGTACACCTATTAAACTTACTAATGGTGGTTCTGTAACACTTGATAATGGTGGTGTGATTACAGGTGGTTCTGTAACACTTGATAATGGTGGTGTGATTACAGGTGGAACTGGTAACACATTAATAATTAATAATACTTTTGGTGGAACTGGATCTACAACTCCTGCTACATTTTCAGCACAAACTGGAAAAACTACTATGGGAATAACTCAAATCATAATAGATGATACTGGAATTGATTATCTTCAAGCAGAAGATGGAAGTCAGGGAGGTGATGGTAGAACATGGGCAAATGCAGATGAAACTACAGTTAAACGTTCTGATGGAACATATGATATGCCTTACAAACCAGGAAAAGTTATTGATTTGAATGAGGGTGATGAATATACTACACCTGGAAAGGTTCCTATAGTAGTTACTGAGTCCACTACTATCACTTCTCCTTTACCTCCTGATAAACCTGAAAGTCAAAAAGGATTATTCCCATCTACTGGTACAGGAGATTATCCTGTGGTTCTTGAGATAGAAGATATTAATATTGTTGATCCTGGATTTGGATATGATGCAAATGATAAGGTTATAGTGGGTAATGGCGCAGAACTTAAAATTAAAACAGATGATTTGGGTTCTGTTACTGGAGTGGATGTAATTAATGGTGGTATAGGTTACACTGAAGATCCAGACATTCTTATTAAGAGTAATACAGGTTATAATGCTAAGTTAATGCCTATATTTAAGGTAAATAGAGTGGGTGAAGACGTAGCACCTGAGACAGTTTCTACTGGTTCAGTTATTTCAGTCATAGATTGTGTAGGTAAATTCTAATGTCACAAAAACAAAATAAACATCCTTACATAGCAGGAACTGAGCATGGAACTATATCTTTTGGTAGAGTTAATACTTTTTCAAATGAAATAGATGCTTGTAAGATAGCTAATGGACCTGATGCAGGTCGTCATTATATTAGGATGCAAGAGACTGGAAGTAAAGAGGATGGGTCAAAGGGATCTACTACTATGGTATGTCCAGGTACTCTTACTGCTTTAACTGGAAAGGATATTGTAAACTATCCTAAAGGGTCTGATACTCCTAGAGATCTCCCTGCCATCTACTATGAGGCAGAGAATGGTGATATCGTCTTGACAGCACCAAGAGGAAAGATTAAAATAGCAGCAGAGGCTATTGAAATTGTTGCTAAAGGTTCTGATGGTAGAACTGGTGTAGTAAATATCAATGCTGATGATAAAATTTTACTAGATGCTCAGACTATTGATATACAATCAAAAGTATCTACTAAAATATTCTCAGAGAAGACTGTAGACATGATTGGTAAAGGAATTATGAATATATATGGTGGTCTATGTGATTTTGCTGATAGATCCACTAAAGGCAAACCATCTAAATTATCTGAAGATAATTCTATAGTATCTATTAATGAGGAAAGAAACAAATGAAATTTGGTAACATTCTTGTAGGAAAAAGATTGTTTGTTGGTTGGGGTAAACCAAAGGCATTGGGTAAGGGTGAGGATGAAATAAGAGGATCTGCTTATATGGAAGGACCATTGCAGGTTGGTAAAGATGATGCCTTTTCTGATGTAAAGGCTACTGTAATGATAGGTCCTGAAAATAATACAGATGTTGAGAGTCACCCCTCTGATTCTTTAGTGGTTGAAGGACATCAAACTATTAATAATGGAAATCTTCATACAAGTAATCTACTAGCTTGTACTGGACAAGCATGTTCATTTTCAGGTAGCACTATTAATGTTCAAGGATGGAAAGGATTTGATATCAAACATCCTAATAAAGAGAAGCATAGACTGAGACATGTATGTGTAGAAGGTCCAGAAGCTGCTGTATATACTAGAGGAAGAGTATGTAATGGTAAGAATGTAATTGATTTACCCTCTTATTGGAGGGGGTTGGTTGATTATGAGACTGTAACAGTTCAACTTACTGCTGTAGGTTCTCATCAAAATGTTATAGTCAAAAGAATATCACCCATTGAGGGTAAGATTTATCTTCAAGCTCAAGGTGGTATGCCTGTTGATTGTTTCTACCATATAATGGCAGCAAGAATTGATGGGGAAGAATTAGTGGTAGAATATGAAGGAGAATCTCCTGCAGATTATCCAGGAGATCCATCACAGTTCTCTATTTCAGGTTATGATTATGGGAGAGGAATTAACAATGACTGATGATTTATTATCTAAGTGTGTGATTGATACCAGTAAAAGAACAGTGTATTTGTATTCAGATGGAGGAGAGAAGAGAACAGTAGAGTGTGATACAGTAGATGAGTTTATGAACGTGCTTACCTTTGTACGTGATAAGGTAGAGGAAGAGAGGGTATTTTATTCAGACCCTCTCTGAGGGAAATTCAACTTTTAATTCCAAAATCGGGGCAAAAAAATCTCCAGGTATTTTTTGCCCTATTACTTTTTTCGAACTATCTTTCGCGTTCTGCTTCTAG